CTGCGCAGGGCTCATCCGATCCGCGCGCCCCGGGTTGCCGGTGTCACCACCCATGGAGGTCTGCACTCGCCCGGTCTCGCCGTCGTCTTCGATGATGATCTCGATCCGCGCCATCACCCAGCCCTCCGCACGGTCTCCACCCGCTCGATCTCCGACGCGAAGGGCCGCGCCACGAACTCCTCGCGCTGCGACACGGAGATCCCCGCAACGCCGTCGACGCCCTCGGGGTCGGCGAGGATCGCTTGCTTGTCGATCTCCTCCTTCGTCCGCAGGAAGCGGCCGAGCCCGAGACGCTTCAAGGTCTCGATGACCTTGTCGGCGCCGCGGACGCTCACCGCCGGAGGCGACATCCGCCACGAGATCTCGCCGGTCGCGAGCTTCGCGGTCTTCGCCTTGCCCAGCAACAGCTCGTCGCGATGGGTCTCGGCCCAGACATGAAGCGCAGCGAACTGATCCGCGATAGCCTGGTTGAGCGGGGCGGCCACGTCGGCGGCTCGCGCCTTCACCGCCGCCAGCTCTCCGTTCATCTGCGTCTCGACATCGACAACCATCCGTTGCAGGCGGCCGATCTCGCCCAACAGATCTTCGGCCTCTTGCTTGGTCCGCGGCGCCGGGATGGCCGGCGCCTTCATGCGTGTTCGCCTTGCCATGACCTACTCCTTCATCCAGCGCACGAGGCAACCCAGCAGAGATCCCTCGATGCGCCGCTCTTGATGATCGCCGACCTGTTCGACAACAAGGCGGCCGAGCACACCCGATGGCGGCGACATCACCGTGATAACCGGGCGGCACCCAAACCCATCGATGGCCACCGTCGCCACGCGGCACCGGCGGCGCTCCAACTCCAACACCGCCTTGGCGGCACGTCTCGTCATCGCGCTAACGGTTGTCATGTCTGTCCCCTTGGTTTGCGTGACCGCACCCGCGGCACGCCTTGTAGAGCGCCACCCGAACGTGCGAGGTCGCCGCGAACGGCTTGCGTTGCTCGTCCTGACACTGCCGCGTCGAGATCTCGCCGAGTACCGGACACGCCAGCGTCAGCCGCATCAGCTCGCCGCGTACCCGCGCCTCCACTCGATCCAGGCGTCCGCGGTATTTGCCGGCCAGCACCTGGGAGACCACCGACGAGTGTCGGTACCCCAACCGCCGCGCCACCGCCGCCTGCGTCGTGTCCGCGCACGCGGCGCGAAGTACTTCGATCCAGTCCATGATTGCTCCGAGGTAGGTTGATGGTGTCGGTGTTGTGGTCGTAGGCACTGCCGTCGCGCCGCAGCGTCGGCGGCACGGGCCCCGAGTTGACCACCAACCGATAGGTGTGATGGCGCTCGCGCGCGCTTTTGCGGCCGATGATGTAGCCGGCCCGCAGCAGCGCCCGCACGAAGTTGGAGGCCTGGTGGAGGGTGACCCCCGCCGTGGCCACCAAGAGCGGCACGCTGAAGGTCCGCAGGATCCGCATTGACCGCCAAAGCCGCGCGCGCGACCGCGGTGGCCGCTTGGCAAGCGGGCGAGGCTTGAGGATGTCGGCCCACTCGCTCTGTGGACGGCCGCTGCACGCAGCGCCCCAGCGATAGAAGTTGGACCGGGTGATCCCCGCGAGCGTGCAGGCATCCTTGGTCTGCACGCCCTCCTCGCGAAGCCTGACGACCTCCGCGATCAACGCCGCTCGGTTGTGCCCGTCGTGCAACATGCCCCAGGTCCTCATGCCGCGTCGGCGCGGAAGACGAAGCTCTGCTTGCCCCAGTCCTTCGCGCTGATCCGGTCGAGCCCGCGGCGACGAGCCAGGGTCTCGATGTGGTAGATGCCCACCGTCATCGCGCGCATGGAGCCGGCGCTGGCGGTGTGGAGAGATACCAAGAGGTCGTCGGAGATGTGGACCTCGCACACGGCGTCGGCCAGGGTGCGCGCGTCCTCGATGTCGGCAGCGCGAAACTCGATCCACTGCGCCACGCGGCCCTGGAGCTGCTCGCGGTGGGTGACCTTCCGCCGAAAGTCAGCCATTCCGATCAGCCACAGGGGCGCGCTGCTCAAGTCGTGGATGTCGCGCAGCGTCTCGACGAGCGCCTTCTTGTCCACCAGGTAGTCGGCCTCATCGACCAGGACCGGGCGAGTGTTGATGGCCAGGTCTTGCACGATGTGATCGAGCATGTCGGCGCACCGCTGCCGGGGCTCGGCCTGCAGCTCCCGCATGATGGCGCCCAACATCGAGCTCGGCGTCCAGGTGGCCGTGGCGCGCACATAGAGGGCGTCAATCTGATTGGCCATCCACGCTGCCGCCGTGGTTTTCCCGTAGCCGGTGGGCGCCCACAACACGCCGATCCCGGGCACGCCGTGGGCGCGCTCGACCAATGACCGCGACGCGCTGTTGAGGCGCTGGATGTTCTTGACGGGTGCTACCGTGTACTTCATTCTGTTCTCCTGCTGTGCGGGGTTCACGCCCCGATGTTGGAGGCTCCGGCACTGCCCCGTGCCGGAGCCTCTTTTGACTTCCACTCTTCAAACTCGATGCGCGCCTTGACGTCCGGCAACGATCCGTAGCCAGCGGCCCACTTGCGCTCCCAGTCGTCCGCGGGGCCGTGGGCGAGCACCCGTTGGTAGCGCTCCCACAGCTCCTCGTCCTCGCGCTCGCGCCGCGCGCGCTCTTCGCGCGCGGCGTCGAAGCTACGGATCACGGCGGCGCCGTCCGCAAGCACGTCGGGGTCGATGCTGCTGGTGTCGCGCACCGGCGGCCTGATCGCCTTGGCTCGCTTGATCGGCGCCAGATGCACCAGCTCGGGCACGGGCACTGGTGTTTCAACGACCGAGGGCAGCGCAGACGCCACCTGGGCCGCGGTCATGCGCCGCTCGGCGGCGAGCACTTGCGTGGCGGCCTTCTTGCGACTCGCCCTCGCCTTCGCGTGATCGGCGGCGGCGGTCTTGTCGCCAAACCCGACAGGCTGGATGCACGCGGCCTCGGCGAGGAACTCGCCAGCCTCGTTGTAGATGACCACCGAGCCGTGCAGTCGATCGGGGTCGAACCGGACGGTGACCGACTTGCCAGCGACTTGGTTGAGGTCTTCGCACCAGTATCGGTTGCCCTCGATCTTCACCGACCCATCAAGCCTGTGGGCGGTCATCCGCTCGGCGGCCATGAGGCACTCGCGCAGCTGTTCGTTGGTCGCGCGCGTCACCGGGCCAGCGGCGTAGGATTCGGCAAACGCCTCGTCGAAGGACCGCTTGCCGCCGCATACCTGCGATCGCCGGCCCGGCCGCGCGTTGTGCGCGAGCATTTCCTGGTTGAGCACCGCCATGAACTCGGCGATGGGGACCGCCTTGCTGCCGTAGTTCTCCGGCTTCGCCTGCGGGTTGTTGCCCGTGTAGGCGCCCGCGAACGCCGGGTGCTTCGCAACGTCCTCACAAAGGTCGCGAAACGCGCGTTCAATCGGCTTGGACTGGCCGTGATAGGGGGTGGTCCAGTGGATGGTGACGCCGAGGGCGGTCAGCACGCCCAGCGGGTCCTCGGGCTTGACCTTGAAGCGATAGCGCGTCGGGGTGCCACCGCTCAGCCACTTGGCCGCGAAGGCGCGCCCGTTGTCGAGGTAGGCGTCGGCGGGAATTCCGTACTGGTCGAGCATGTCCCGCAGACTCAGGCGCACGCTCACGGCGTTCTCTGTCTGGCCAACGCGGTAGCTCAGCATCTTGCCCGAGTAGATGTCCTGCCACGCCACCATCAGCGGCCTGCCGATGGTGCCGTCCGGCCATTTCACAAACACGTCGAACTTGTGGCCGTCCGCATTGACCGCTTCGAGGGCGCGCAGCGCGCTCTTGTCGCGCTGCTGGGCCGGATACTTGCGGTGGAACGCCTCGACGCCCTGGCGGGCCAGGCAGATGACCTGCGCCGGCACCTCGGCACGGAGGCGCCGCAAGAACGCCTTTGCGCTCGGTAGTGTCCATCCCGCGACCTTCGCCAGGCGCGCCAACCGTCGATGACACGCGTTGGCCGAGGGCCTCTCCAGGCGCAAGTAGTCGGCCTTGAACGTGTCCCACGCCGCGGGGTCGATGGGAGTGAACGCTGGCGACGCGCAGCGCACACTCACCAGGTGCGCGGGCCAGTGCGCGCGCGGCACGCCCCGTGTGCGCTTCTCCCAACGATAGTAGGTGGCCCGGTCGATGATCTCTGCACCCGGCCGCGCATTCATCGCGGCCGTCGCATCGGGGGCGGCCATCCCCGCGCGCTGGCGCAGCACCAGCCACTCTTCGAGAGCGCGCGCGCGCGCCTTGGCGACCTCTTTCTGACGGGTGGCGGCGCGATCGTAGACCGCCCACCGCGCCTTGTACTGCGATGACCCCGGGACAGCGTCCGCCTGCGGCTGCCTGGCGTAGTGGTCAACGAGCACGAGGTGCGCGCGGGTTGCCTGGGGCAGCGAGTCGATGCTGTATTCCCAGCCACCGCCACGGCCGGAACGCTTTTGCCGCTT